ACCATAATTTGCCCGAGTCCTTCAAGATCTTCAGTTGAAATAAGGGCAAACATAAGATCAGCAGTAGCAGGCAACCCAAAGGACTCACTAGTATCAGTAAGCTCCACATCACTGCTACCATAACCAGAACGGGTAGTCTGGGTGGCAGATACGATAGGTACGTTCGCCTCGACAGCCAGTCCTCTAAGTTCTTCAGCAATAGCCTTGATATAGCTATATGAATTGACATTGCTGTTTCCGCGATACCTGCTGGAAGCACATATATTAAGGTAATCAATGAAAATAATATCAGGTCTAAATGACTTCTTAAGTGCAAGTTCATTAAGAAGTGATTTAAAGTGTCCACTATGTGCAGATGCTGTAGGATACTCCTTAATTATAAGAGTACCTTGTGTTTTCTTTGCAAGATTTGTTACCTTGTTTTCAAACATTAACTTAGGAAGTTCTGTTATCTCCTGAATTGGAACATTAAGAAGGTTTGCATCAATTCGCTCTGCAATCTTTTCTTCAGCCATTTCAAGCGTAATATATAACACGTTCTTTCCACTAAGGAGTGCCGAAGAAGCGACATGACACATAAACAAAGATTTACCAACGCCAGTGCCAGCGAGAGCAATATTAAGCGTTTTGTTAGGAAGACCACCTTTCGTAATCTTGTTAAAATACTCAAGGTCGAATTCGATCTTGTCTTCCTTGCGGTGATATGACTCATACCTTGCCTCATAATCAAGTAAGTAATCGTGACCCACATGGGAGTCAAAAGACACTGCTAAAGCGTCTGAAAGGATGCTTGGGATAGCATCCCGCCCTTTCTTTTCATCAGTCCCATCTGCAAGAGCAATAGACTCCATCAATGCAAGATAAATTGCACGATCCCTACACCACTTTTCAGTAGTATCAACTAACCAATCAAAATCAGTTGGAACATCCTCAAGATAACTAATAAATTTAGTTGCCTCGGCAAATGATGTATCATTTATGTCATCGCGTTTTTCAACTTCAATACAAAGAACTTCTTTTGTAGGTGGTTGATTGTATTCTTGAACAAATGATAAGGTTTCTTCAAAGACCATTTTTTGAGTAAGATCTTCAAAATAATCTGGTTTGATAAATGGAACTACTTTACGTAGATATTCTTCATTAAAAAGAAGGTTCCTAAGAATCAATACTTCAACTTTATCCATAGTGAATGTAAGTACTCAAAATATATTTGTTCCCGTCTTTAGGTGCTAATCCACTATGAGGATATTCCCAGGTGGGAGGAAACACAACCACTTTACCACAACTTGGTTTTACCTTCAACTCATGTCGCGAAAATACAGTATCTCCATCACAATCATTTAAGTAAAAAATAAATGCGATGCATCTTTTTGCGGAAGCATGACTCCTTACATCTACATGTTCGTCAAACCTTTCCTCTCCACCAGGACAATATCTTTTTATACGAAACTCTTCCATATAATCCATCCTTGGAATATATGGAGAAGAAATATCTGCAACATACTTATCATATGCTTCTTTAGTATATTGAACTAGACCAGGAACCAAAGAAGAAACATGCTCATTAACATTTAATTGTGTAAAAGAAGGTTTGTAATCTGAATTTATTTTTTGATGTCCTTGAGTGTTTACTTCAAATATTTCAATTAATGCTTCACATACTTCTTTTGGAATAATTTCGTCATACTGACGAACCATATGAAAATTGTTCTTTTGCGATTTCATCGAGTTTCTCCATTACTTCATCAGTAAAATATGTTTCTGGGTCTTTCAGAATTGCTTTTGCATAAACTTTTTTACCATTCATTTCATATCGACCAGCAACGTTCTTCCAAAGTCCGCCAATCTCACCGAGTTCAAGAAGACCATAATATCTATCAAGACCACGATCATCGTAATAGAGACGCACCGTAACATCTTTATTCTCCTTACTTAAACGCGACTTAGCAGTCTTTGCCTTGATAAGATTTCCAACGATTTCTGTTCCATCTTTCTCTTTTTTCTTGCTGAGATAGATGATTGTAGACGCAGCATACTTGAGTCCACTGCCTCCACCCATTTCTTTTGTAGGGACATAAGCGCCAATAACATCGTAAGTATGGTTGGTAACGATCATAGGAATATTTGCTTGACCCAATTTAAGAGTAAGCATACGGAATGCACCTTTAACCAATTGTGATTTGGTCATATCACGAACCTGTTTATCATTCAGTGCATCGGTGATTTCTTTCTCAGTAGAAAGCATACCCAAAGAATCTAAAACAAACATACAAGGTTTACGCTCATCTTCTTCAGTCTTCAAATACATATCTACCGCCCGAAGTGCTTTACTTCGGAACTCTTCAATAGTTACTACATTGACAACAACAAGTCTGTCCATGTCGATCCCGCGACTTGAAATAAGAGACTTGTTAACAGCGGCTTCAGTATCGAAATATAAGCACATACCGTCAGGATTAGAATCCAGGAAGTTCTTGACAACCGCAAGTGAGAAAAAAGTTTTTCCAGTGCTAGACTCGCCAGCAATGGCAGTAATCTTATTCCCAGATACACCACCAAAAATACTCCCTGAAACAAGTCCGTTAAAAATGTACGAACCCGTGTCAACAAATTTTTCAGTATCATCAATATCGGATGCAAGTTTTGTGTAGTCATCTCCGATCTCTTTTACAATTTCTTTTAAAAAATCCATATTTAAAAAACTCTATCAAACAATTCTTTTGAGCAGTTATCTGATTTTAATTCCATATTAAGTGAATACCTAAAATCAAGCGATCTATTTGGTTGCGCTGCATGGAGTAAATCTGGCGGGAAGATAATCAATTCTCCATTTTCTGGGAGGTAGTCAAATGTCTTTGTTGTGTCAGGCATTTTTCCATATTCCAAAAAATGTTTCATAATATAATCATTGTTTATATCCTTTGCAAAAGTGATACCATCCTCAAAAACTTCAAGATAATATACGGAATTTATTGATGATGTTTTACGATGATCATGCCACCAATTTGGTATTCTCTCCCCCATATCTTTTTTGTTTCCACGATATGAATAGCAAGTAGATACGTTTGCAGGGGAAACAACAAATTTTCCAAAAATATCAAAACAACATTCTAAGTATTTTTGATATAGATCGTCAAATAATGATATCTCACCATCTATTACACCCCAATTGTATGGACCTAATTTTGTAGCTACTGGGTTATGATAGATTTCTTTATTAAGGTCTACCATTACCTTCATCCATTCTTTTTCTCTCTCATCAGGATTGAAAAAGTTTTTAATGGATAATATCCTAAATTCTTCATTAATGATTTCCATCACAGAACAAATCCAAATCTTTTTTTAGCAACTGTCTTATAGTTATCTGGGTTATCTTTACGAAGATCTTTAACAATATTCAATTTTTGATATAAAGCAACATCCCCACCAAGGCGAAGAGCACTTACGATTGTTGCTAGTTCTTTGTCGTTGATAGGAAGTTCCATTAGGAAAAGAATGATTCTAGGTTTACGCTTTTTTCAACTTTCCACCCAATAGCATCTAAGATAACTTTAAGTGGTTCAAGAAATGACTTATCAAATTGTAAGTCATAATCAATGTAATTGTCAATTCCAAGTTCTTTTGGAAATTCTTGGATGAAAGAAATTACATTTTCATGAATAATATTTGGTTTTTTCAAATAGCAGAATTTAATTTTTTCACCATTCTGTATGTAAGAATACTTGTTAGTAAGTTTCTTTTGTTTGATATAGTGATTATATAAAAGAGCACCACGAACATGAATTGGTGTTCCTTTTACATAGATGTCAGATGATGATTTATATTTCACAACATCAGATGCAGAACGAGGGAAAGAAATATCTTCGGGAGGAAGTGACCTGAACTTCTTTCTAGAACTTTCAATAAAGTCAATGACATCATCTTCAGTTGCCGTCATCAAAAGTTTAAATGCATCCTTGAGCATCTGACGACAAGGTGCAGGTGTTGATGATTTAACCGATTCAATACCCATAACCTTAAGTTTAGGTTCAGTATATTGAACACCTTCACTGTTCCACACATTAAGGATATATCGCTTCTTCGCAGTCCAAATACCACGATCAGCGATATTCTCACGCTTCATTTGCATTTTCTGTTCATATGCCGAAACGTAATCCGCAAGTTTCTGATAAGACTGTTCGATGAATGGTTCCAACTTGTCTTCACAGATCTTATCAAGTATTGAAACAATTTCTGCTTTATCGCCAGACTTGTTACTAAAAAATTTATCAACAAGAGGTCCCATATTAAGATAGATTGAATCGGTGTCAGATGCAATGACATAATCAACTTCCTCAGTCTGCAAAAGTTTATTTAGATACCCATTCATCTTACCTTCAATCCAACGAATTGACACCTGTCCAGACAAAGTAATTGCTTCAGCATTTGCTAATTTGTAATACCTGAAGTATTGATTACCAATAGCACCATAAGCAGAGTTAAGAGAAATCTTCTTCGCCATCTGAATGTTGTTACATCTGGCGATTTCTTTTTCAAGTGCAACAGTAGGCGTCTTCTCATACTGCTGCTTGGCTTCAAGCATTTTCTTCTTGAAGATGACACGATCCCCATACATTTTCTCCATCAGTTTTGGAAGAAATCCCTTCACATCTTTTCGGAACATTGCACCATTAGCGCAGATGGCATTGTCCTTATAAAGTTCAAAATTTATTTCTTCATTAAGGATTCGATCAACTGTAACCGTGGGATGCCGTTCCTCAAGTAATGTCTCTGGTGAGATGTTATACTGCATAATAAGATGAGGATACAGACTATTAAGGTCAAAGCTGACCACCCAATCATACTTTCCTGGAATCGGTTCCTTGACATATGCACCCGCATACTTTTCATCTTTACTTGAACGAATTTTTGGTGGGATGACAATATTCCGCTTCTTCAGATAGTTGTAGATAATATTGTCCCACATCCGTACCTGATAGAACACATCAGCATAATTAACTTTGGCTTCGTATGCCATAGTCAAAGCAAGTTCAATCAGTTTCATCTTGCTTTCCAATCGGTCAACAAGTTCTACGTCAACGATGTTATATTCAATAAACTTCTGCCATCCTTTAGTATAAAAATCTTTGAAGGTATCAAATTCAGAGTGGTCAAGTTTCTTCTGACCCAACTCAACACTAGCAATATAATCAAGACGATATGATTCCTGTGCCTTGTATGTGAACTTCTTATACAGATCAAGATAGTCAAGGATAGTAACTCCTGCCACTTCAAATGTAGTGAACTTTCTACCATTGATGTATGTTTCACCTTCAGTAACCAATCCCCAGTGCGAGAATCGCTTCATCAACTTTTCACCAAGGACACGACGAATACGCTTACAGATGTATGGAATATCATACAACTGACAGTTCCAACCAGTAATTACATCAGGAACATCATTCATCCAGTGATTGATAAAATGACTCAACAATTCATGCTCTGAAGGGCAGTGATAATAAGTCACATTGTCTTGCTTATTGACAAATGGTTTTACACCCCAAGTTGTAATTTTCTTGGTGGCATAATCCTGTATTGTAATCGCAAGAATTTCTTCCTGACAAGATTCAACATCTGGGAATCCGTGCTCAGAAGAAACCTCAATATCAATAGTCACTAGTTTGATCTGTTTGATATCAAACTTGATTTCATCTTCAGGATATTTTTCTGAAATATACTGATAGATATATCTTTCATTTCCGTATACTTCAAACCCATCAATATCGTCATATTTTTTGAGGAACTCTCTACTTTCTCGAATAGTTCCTGGTTTGATTTGTTCTACACTATCTCCAGTTAGAGTTTTATATTTTGTTTCGCGTTTCGACTTTACAAAGAGGGTAGGATAAAATTCATCTCTTGCTTCATAACGTTGTCCATTATCAACACCACGAACCAAGATTTGATTCCCGATCATCTGAACATTTGTATAAAACTTCATTCCTCATCATCACTAAAAAATGTACCGAAAAGACCACTGTCTCCATCTTTCCTACTTTCAATTTTATCAAAAATAGAATCCATGGTTTGGAGATTATCAATCTTACCAATAAGTTCTGCAATCATGTTGCAAACCATTGGGCGCTCTTGACGTGCCGCAAAAGCAAGTGCATTTCTAAGGTTTGATTCTGCTTCTTTTAAAGAATCTTCTACTGATTTTGAAAGTGCCATTAGTCAATTAATTCCTCGTATTTTTCAAGTAATGTTGGAAGTGGATCTGCAAGAGTTAAGATCTTGTCTGAACTCATCATAAAAGTATTTTCTTTGGTAAGTCCACAAAGAAATGGCGAAAGTGTTTTGTTAGAATCAACCACAAATGGATCGATTAACTTACAATCAGGTTGCCCAATATCAGCACCAACTTCTTCAATCTGACTGATCAGAGTCCGATTGTTCATCAACACTATCAGTTTGATCACCTTCTTCTCCATCTTTCATAACTCCATTTTCATACATTTGTTTTAGTTGTGCTATTGGTTCAACCATAGTAATTAGCCAATCTGCAGCGATGGGAATTTTCTTATCAGTTGTAAGTGGCATCCAAGGTGTCAATTGAAGTTTGCAAGGCATCTTTTCACCACTTTCGGTTTCTTTTGCAAGAATTTTAACAACGCAAGGGTTGGTAAGAAAGTATCCGACAACTCTTTCAGACACAATCATTTCTTCAACATCAGCGATGACATCCTCTCCAGATTTCAGTAAAGTAAGTTTTACAGTCATTTTCAGTGCATTCCTTCATACATTTTAGCAATAAAAAAGAGGGGCGTCAACTGGATTTGACCAGTTACCCCTCCGTCTGCGACGACGATATTCAGTTCTATTTAGAACCAATCCTTCCGTTTATGTGCTTCAGGGACCACTTTTCCAAGTGTAATACTCAGCAACCCATCCTCAAAGCTAACTGATCTAACTTCCGTCTCGTCACTGAGGGTCCATGATCTAGTGAAAGATCGAGCAGCCACTCCTCGATGGACGTATTCCGTTTCAGTTTCTTCATCTTCTCGTTGCCCTTCGACAAAGAGTTTTCCGTCTTGTGTGTAGACATTTACTTGCTTCTTTTTAAAACCTGCGAGTGCTAGTTCCAGTCTAGATTCTACGTTGCTGACTGTCACTAGATTGTATGGTGGGTAATTAGTAGTTGTTTCTTGCAGATCAAACAACCTACTAAAGTATTCATCCATACCAATACTATTCTTATTTATACGGTCTATCAAGGCAGGCAGATCCGCAGCACCGTAACGTGTAAGGTTTCCCATTTGTACTTCTCCTTTTAAAGCGAGATTTGATTGTGTGGACCCCGAAGGCATCCACATATATTTATAACATAGAATATAAAAAAACGAGGTAGTGAACCCCGTAATTTTTTATTCGGTTTACCTCAGATCTTAATATCAGCAGGGAAAGTTGGTAGGTCTTTTCTTTCTGCTTTTGTTAGCATTTTGGTGGGATCAAGAATACCATTCTGATGCAAATAATCTTTGGTAATAGTCATCGTGGGTGCATTTTCTTCTGCCCAAAAGTTATACTCATTCACAATGTTATGCACAATCTTGAATTGTGTGTTGCCACCAGCAGAGTTGTGATAGTACTTTCTCATAGATGTTTTACCCATTTCAGAATTCATCCAGGATAACATCTGCTTTTTCTTACCATTTAATCCATTTGAAGTTCCACCTTCAACTTTTCCTGCTTTATCAAGAAACACAAAAAGTGTAGTGAGACCATGAATCATATCATCACGAATATCAAGGAGAGGATTGTCATCAGATCCCCAAGTATCACGCATAAAATCTACTGCTCTTGGGATGTAACTAGAGAAATCATCACCGTATTGCTCAATGGTTTTGATAATACGAGCACCAGATCCACTGATGACATTACCATCAACAGCACCAATTCCATCGACATTGAGATTACAAAGTTTTAAAATGTTCTCAAACAGAATTGCATATGATTCTTCCAGAAAGATATCATTGCGAATGATATCCAACTTAGAGGGATTTTTACGTTGGGTATTCAGTGCTTTGTAGAGACGTGCCTCTGCCTCTTGAACTTCTTCAAGTGTCGCATCTTCGCTGTGGTGCAGTTCAAGAGTATCAAGATCCTCATCACATTCACCGAGAATATCCATCATCCCAGTGTGTTGTCCATCCACAACAACAATAGCACCACCAAGATGCTCCGGTCGAACAGATACCACAACTACTGTGGCAAGTTCTGGATCGTACTGCTCATATTTGATAATGGCGTTTCCACTAATCGTCCTATTCCACTTTCTTGCGGTCTGGAGTTCGGATGATTTGCGGGTGCCTTTTTTAAGTTTTTTCTTGTGCTTTTTAAGTCCCTTCTTGAATTTTCTTTTCGCGTTTTCAAGTGCGGGATCATTCGCTACATCTTTAAGATAGCGAAGTTCATCCATGTTAGACATGTATTACCTCTCGGTTAGATTTTGCTTTGGTTGTTCTTACTTTTCAGTAGAACCGAACGCCTTTCGTTGTTCGTACACTATTTATAACAGTTTTCAAAAAAATTGTCAACTACTATAGTTCGGGTCTCCGAACAAGAATATTATGACATAAAAAAAGCACCCGTCAAGGGTGCTTGTATTAAAGATAAGTCAGATTGGGTTCTTGAAACCAAATACAATATTGGTAAGAAGGGTAAATTACATCAAAAACCAGGATCCCAATAGTAACCTTTACTAACAACACTTCGTTTTAATCCAGGAAAATGATAGGCAGCAATGTCCATACCTTTTCCATACTTACGATTAATATTCTGTAAAGCAATGCGTCCACACTTACAGAAATCTTCTCGTTGGTCTGGGTGCATATCTGCCCACCTTTCCGTTTTAACGCATGAAGCATATAAAGATTCCTCTCTATTATGATCCCAGGTTGGTCTTACAATTTCTCCTTTTAGAAAATTTTCTACACTATCTATATCAAATTTATAATTCTTGAATTTCTTTTTCCTAGGGTTAGGTTTAGGAAAAAATTCTGTATCTAACATGTTGCCTCCGGGGCTAGTTGTTTAATAGAACTCATTGGTTCTTCAAAAATTATAGCATAAAAAAGCACCCCGTCAAGGGGTGCTTGTAAGTTCCGACTTTTGAAGCGACCGCACGAAAGATCGCAGATTTATTTATTCGGTTTCCTGGGTCGTTTTACCCTTCTTACCAATGTTGTATTTTGTTTCAAGGACCCAATCCGACTTATCCTTATATGCAAGCACCTTGATCTGATTTAGTGGGGCGATGTCCAAAACTAAATCTTCATCGACAATGGAAATCAATCCCCAGTCTGCTAGAAGTCTTACAATGCGATTGCGACGTTGAACATCATTCACTGTTAGATTTGCATGTTTACCGTCAAGGGCAAACAATTCTTTGAAGTGAACAATAAAGTATCGTCCTTGCTTATGCAGAATATGGCAGGACTGATAGAGTTTCTTTTCTTTTCGGGATGCGACCCCGATTCGTGTTAGCGTTTCACGCACCTTAAGGAAGTCATCAGGTTCATTCAAAAGCACTTCCACCATTT